TTGTAGGCTCATGAATCTCTTTCCCCTCGATCCAGCTCTTATCAATCAAGCGATAGTCCCGATCGATCGTATCGTTCCAATCGAGCTCATGGGCTCCCTCGCTATCGCTTGAGTATGGATTCACCCAGCCGTGATCTTTCGCAAGCTGGACAATCGTCCCACCCGTCACGATCGTTCCTGCTTCTTCGTTGAAGGTGTCCCACTTCTTGAAACACTCAAATTTACGGTATCGCGCTGGATCGCGTAAGGACCAGTTGTCCCAATCTGAGGCTGTGTATCCTTCGTGTTTCAAGGCGAAGCCGACATTGATCCATTCTTGATAAGATAGAATCGAGGGGTCTATATGGTCTAATAGTGGTAATAAGTCAAATTCTCGTTCCATTAGCCCCCTCTATTCCTTTTTAGTTTTCTTTCTTTGTTGCTGCAATTCCAAGGCTCAATCCTAATAGTCCGAGGAGGCTGATCGCGATTCCGAAATCTGATCCCGTATTAGGAAGTGTAGCCGGTGCGCTGTACGCTTCGACTGTTTCTTCAGATTCGTTTCGCGTGTTTTGCGCGTGATTTTCCACATGATTATTTATTTTCACTTCTTCGACTTTTGGCGTTTCTTTTTGCGCTGGTGTGTTTGGCTTATCTTGTTTTGGATGTGGTTTTGGTTCATCGCGTTTTGGATCTGGAATATCGATCACTAGTTCCGGTTTATCTAAAACCGGCGCGTCTGGAGGTGTCACCCCGCCTTTCCACTCTGGCTTATCAAGCTGTGGTGCGTCAAATGGTGTTGTACCGCCTGTCCATTCCGGTTTTTCAAGCACCGGAGCTGGTGGCATAAGCGGGATATCGTTTAAATCGATTGATGGTTTTTCATATTTCGGAGCGTCATTTGGAATTTCCCAAACTGGTTTATTCTCACCAGAAGCATCTCCTTTACCACCTACAAGCTGTACATAACTATATGAAACAGCACCCGAATCTTCGGCTTTAAGTTCAACTTTATTTGTTGGGTTTACGCTATCTTTAACCGCATTAATCAATTTAGTTTTGTAGTTCACATAAATCATGTGGTCAAGGCGATCCATTTTAATCGTAAAGCCATGCTCTGACTTACTGATTGATTTAACCAAATCCATAGCAGATCCTTTATCGATCCAAGGATCTAGGCTTTCAATATTCTTGATTTCAAAATAGTTATCAATTAGTTTTTGGTTTTCGCTCATTTCGTCAATGATCTTCACATAGTTGAGTACTTTCCGCGCATAATTGACGCGTACAGTCCAGTTGATAACCGTCGGATCGTTCTCGTCTTGGCTTCCCCACTTGGAAAGGAGCTCATCTTTTCCAATCACTTGCTCTTTGCCGATTTGCGCATTTACGATTGTGCCGTTGAAGTTTGCGGTTACTGGTTTGCCACTCTCGACTTTATCGGTCCATTTTGCGTCGAGTTTAAGGCTCATTTGCTTGTTTAGTGGGTGGTTTTTGAAATAGTCGTTGAAAACTGTCGTAACAGTCCCGGCTTGGCTGTCCGCGGTTGCTTGACCGACGACGGCATTTTCTGGATTGTGTACGTCGAAAGTAAAGCTCGTTTGAAATGCTACTTCTTTAGGGAGTGTGAACGTCACTTTGTCGCCCTCGTTGATCTCAAGATCATCTGGGAAGTGTACGTTTTTGTACTCGACCGTGAATGACTGGTACTTCCCTGTGCCTTTGCTTTGATCGACAACGACTTCCGGGTTTTCTACTTTAATCACATCTCCATTTTTGCTAAACTGCGTAGAATTTCCTCGTTGTTGGTTATCATCGCTTGTGCTTCCTGTTCCCGTTGCATTTTCAGAATTTGCTGGTTGAGTTGTTTCCGTTGCTGGAATAGCTGATTCAGTTCCGCTTGCTTCTCCGCTTTGGTTTGTTGCAATTGTTGTTGTCTCTGGCGTGATTCCTCGATCGGACTCATCGGCATTTACTCCCTTAATCCCAAGTGTAGCTGTCGCGATAGTTGCGACTGTCAAAAGTGTTAATTTGTTAGTTTTCATTGTTTTTCTCCTTATTGTTTAGTTCGGTACATATTCGCTCGCTTTGATTTGTGGCGGTATTCTCCACCCGTTCGCTGCGATTCGATCAATCATATTTTTCGCGCTCTCGAAGTTCCACATTCCGACATTGCGGAAGCCTCGACTCTCAAGGAAGCGGATCTGTTTCGGTGTCGTGAGGCCTTCGCTATGGCGCTTGTGTAAGCGATCAAGTAGCAATTTTGCTTTTCCGGCGTTACCGACTTCATCGGTAAAGATCCCGTATTTCTCGAGGGCTTTGAGTTGTTTTTCTGAAGGTGGGGCCATTTCATAGCCAAAATTAGGAACATAGCTCGAGAGATCTTCAGCGTGAATTGACATTTCAAATTGAAGTGGATCGACGAGTTTTCTTTTGCGTTTCCGCATTTCTGCGAGTTGTTTCGCAAGGGCCTCTTCACGCTCTGCGACAACGTCCTCCGCGCTCTTGGCCTCCATCGCTTCGAGATCGAGCACGATGCCCGTCTCTTCTTCCATGTTTTCGACCATCTTCTTCGCCACGTCCGGGCTTTCACATATCAAGTGAGCTGGTCGGCAAAGCTCGTGACGCTCGGTGTGCCATAGAAAATCAAGTAGAAGAAGCTCTTCTTTTCCCGGATAGAGACGCGTTCCACGTCCGACCATCTGCGAATAGAGCGCCCGGACCTTCGTCGGTCTTAATACGACCACGCAATCAACCGACGGGCAATCCCAGCCTTCAGTCAGTAACATTGAATTGCATAGAACGTTATAACGTCCTTTTTCAAAGTCCTCGAGCACTTCGGCCCGGTCTTTCGATTCGCCGTTCACTTCGGCTGCTTTAAAGCCTCGCTCGTTTAAGATATCGCGGAATTTTTGACTTGTCTTGACTAGCGGAAGAAAGACGACTGTTTTCTTATCCTTACAATACTTGGCCATTTCGTCTGCGATCTGTACGAGGTACGGATCGAGGGCCGTTCCGACGTCGCTCGCTTTAAAGTCTCCCGCGGACATTGAAACGCTCGATAGATCGAGATCGATCGGAATTGTTAAGGCTTTAATCTTGGAAAGGTAGCCTTCTTTTATCGCCTGTACGAGTGAGTATTCATAGGCCAAGCTGTCAAAGTACGAACCGAGGTTTTTCATATCACCTCTGTCTGGGGTAGCTGTAACCCCGAGGACTTCCGCGTCTTCAAAATAGCCCAATACTTTTTGATACCCGTCAGATATCGCATGGTGCGCCTCATCGACAACGATCACATCGAACCAGTCGGGCGGGAATTGACTTAAACGCTTTTCCCGTTGCATTGTCTGGACAGATCCAACGACTACCCGATACCAAGAGCCTATTGACGTGCTTTCAGCCTTTTCTAATGCTGTACCGAGGCCCGTCGCGGTCTTGAGCTTGTCGCTTGCTTGATCCAATAACTCGGATCTGTGAGCGAGCACTAACACGCGCTTCCCTTCTCTAACTTGATCTTCAATGATCTTTGAAAATACGACGGTCTTTCCCGTCCCAGTCGGGAGGACTAGAAGGGTACGTTTCCGACCTTCTGCCCACTCCTTCTGAACGGCTTCCCGTGCCTCTTGTTGATAGGGTCTTAACTCCATACTTTAGAACCTCCTATATTAGAACGGCCCTCCTGTGAAGCCTCCCTGTGGTTGTGCCGGTTGTTGTGGTTGCTGTTGGTATTGTGGCGCTGGTTGTTGTTGGTATTGTCCCGGTTGCGCGTTTAATACTTTTGTATAGTCCACATCTTCGGCGTAGATCATACCTTTTACTTCGTTGTACTTATTCCCGTTATACTCGCGAGATCCAACCTTACAAACTCCGACTTTCCCAATGATCGCGTTCCAATCCATACGAAGCGGTTCGCCTTTACGTTTTTGTCCGATCGCTCCAAAGAACGCTGATAACATTCCCTCGGTTGAACTGTGTAAGAAGAGATTGTGACGGAGTTCTGTTTCTCCCTCATTTGCTACGATAGTGAGGTGTACTGTCGCTTTAGGGCAAGCTGGCAACTTGCCGGGGTTTTGAGGGTTCGGTGTGTGACGTCCGCGCTCGTACTCCTTAACTGTGAACCAGTATAAGCCGTCTGGCAATAGGACAAATTCGGAATCCTTTTGGATTGTGTCGTCCCAGCCGAATTCGCGATCAAAGTTGTTGTTGTATTGTTGTTGTGTCATGATAATTTTCTCCTTTAAGCTAAAATAGTAATTTTCTCGTTGCTAGTAAGTTCATTTTTTAAATAATTCGCGATGCTTTCGACGGCCTCTAATTTCCATTTACCGCCATCTGCTTCAAAGAGCGCAAGGTTCGCCGATTTGTTGACTCGGAAGACGAATTGACTAGCAGGCTGCTCTACTTCGTTGAAAGTACGATATGGACGCAAGGTCACTGGATTTGGAGTCTTAGCTTGTGCTAGACTTGCTACGCCATCGCGAACCGTCGCCATTTGACTGATGCCATTGTCCTGTACTTCTGCGCCTTTTTCGATTTTTAAATGGCTAGCAAAATCCAAAACCAAATTGCGGTCTGCATCATCGATAAACATAGACTGCAGCATGATATTAAATTCTTCTTGGTCGCGCCAATCGCTGAATGGAATAGCTGGGACAGATGCTCTTATAGATACAAGCTGAGGACGTTTTCCATTTTCAAAATCAACTTGATCATACACGGATACTTCTCGGAAACTGTCCACGACAACTACAAGTTTACGACTACCGATTAAGTCATTATCTGATTTGAGATAATCAACAAGACTCTTGAGTGTCTGAAGCTCAAGGATAGGTGCGTACTTACGAGGGTTAAGTTCCCATAATTCATATTCATTGCTATCAAAATATTCCTTCCCAGTTCCTGAACGAATGATTTTGTTTTCTTTACCCGCTAGTTCGACTGCGTAAGATAATGCTTCTTTGAGATTTTCTGTCATAGTTAGTTACCCGCTTTCTTTTTGTTGTAATCAATGATATTTGTATTTTGTTTTTCAATCTTTTCGATGAGTTCGCCAGTGTCGGTTCTCATGTCTCCATTATCATCAAAGTAAGTTTGACCCGGAATACCACTTTTGAGCTCATTGGCGTGAATTTTACCATTGTCGTCGCGACCGACAATAACAGTTGTTGCGACACCTTTCTGCGGTGCCAAAGTGGATTTAACTTCAATACCTGTATTTACAACAGTTCGCTCATCGTCAGTTGACATCGTTAGTGTGATCGTGACCTTACGCGTTGTTTTAGCTTCTGTATTGAGGTCCAGAATATTCTCAAGGACTTTTTCAAGTTCTTTGTCAACCTTTTCTTGTAAGGCTGTATTTGCGATTTTCGACAAATCGATTTTAATAGTTTTATCTTTCATAGATACTCCTTGTTATATTTTGCTATGATTTCTAATTCCTAAAATCTACACCGTGAAGGGTAATTCTGGATCTTTCCGGACTTGATTCTGAATGACGTCCAGTGTAGCGTCCCAATTCGCGACGATCATGTCCCAGTAATTGCTCGGGAAGTTTTCGATCGGCGTTCCCATCGGGAAGTGTCCGCGGATATAAGCGACCTCTTGCAACTCGTTTTCTGTAACGTTGTTAGGCGCCATTAAGTCGATCAATGCTTGTGGTAAGAGTCCAGCTTGTGGAGCTCGTCCCATTTCTTGGGCCACCTCTTGAGCGACCTCTTGCAATTGCTCGTTAATGTTTTGCTTTTGTGGCTCTGGTGTTGGTTGTGGCTGTGGCTCTGGTTGTGGTGCCGGTGCCGGTTGTTCAGTTGGTACGGGAGCTGGTGCGTTGAAGATATGGGCCACACTTTCAAACGTAAACGGGAGCTGATCGGGCAATCCGTGACGGTTCTTTGCGTCCCACGCCGGGCGATGGTTCGTGTACAT